GAAGTGGCTAGTAATATATTTGATGATTTATTAACAGAAGACGGTGAGGTGCCATCGCAGGTTGTTGGAGGTATTGGGTTGGATAGAAAGTTAAGAACTTTTGATGCTGACAAGTCTGGTTTGAGTGTAGTTGGTGGTAGGAATAAGAATACAGAAGTTGTTGGTGAGAGAGGAACAGATTATTCAAAGAAGAGAAAGACATATGTTAAAAACTCAAATGGAGAGTTAGTGCCAGTGATGGCGAAGTTATCTAGGGGGAAGGGCGAGACAATATATGATGCAAAATTAGGTGAAGTTTTATTTAATATTTCAGCAAGCGATTGATATTTAAGATTTGATAGAATAATTAAATAACGTAAGATAATAATATTAGGAGAACAATTATGGCTGAGCAGACATTCAAGTCTCCAGGATTTTTTGAAAGAGAAATAGAGGTTATAAGTAGACCTCTTGTTGCTAATAATGCAACACCTGTAGGCATTATAGGTCCAGCATTAAAAGGACCAGCCTTCGTACCAACAACAGTATATAATGAGACAGAGTTTTATAGAATATTTGGTAGTCCGGACCCAAGAAGACCTTCTTTGCATGCTGCAGCGGAGTATTTTAGAAATGGTGGAGAAGCAGTTACATTTTGTCGTGTATTAGGAGGAGGATCAGGACAAGCTCAATCAAATGGAGGTTTCGAGGTAAAAGGTGAGCAATTTGATACTAACAACTTAAGAGCAAAAGGATCTGTTCAATTTATTGTTGCAAACCATGATGTAAATGATGCAGAGCATATAACAGTAGGTATGCTTAACGATAATGATTCTATTAAAACAGATGGTGATGAAAATTTAAACGGAATAGATGCTTTATTACCCAATAGTGATAACGTACAATTAGTTAGAGCAATGATTTTTATGGAAAAGGATCATACGCTAAGAGTTAGTGCAGCAACAGAAAATTCAACAACTGCAGATACTGATGATTTAGCTACAGTAAATTCAGACAAGAAATTTAAAGTATATATTCATAACGAAACAACAGATACACTAAAAGCTGAGTATACAGTTTCATTAGATCCTGATAGCGATTCATATATTGAAAAAGTTTTAAATACAGATCAATTTAAATTAGAAGATAAAGGTCATTATCTATATGCACACTTTCCAGTAGACGATCAAGTAGCTTCGGTAGCTGATACTTTAAATGTTGCATCACTTAAAGGCACAAATGCAAGCGATAGATATAATGATTATGGAAACTTTAAGTCTTCTTTTAAGACACCAAAAACAACAAAGTTTATTTCGCAACCTTTTGGTAGCACAGAGTATGATTTATTCCACATTGAGTCTTTAGATGACGGTGAATATGCAAGTAAAAAATATAAGCTATCAATTGCTGATTTAAGAGCATCAACTGATCCTAATTACAAATATGGTACATTTACAGTGCAGCTAAGATCTTTATATGATACAGATGATTCACCTGTTATTCTAGAATCTTATAGTAGATGTTCATTAGATCCTAATTCTGATAGTTTTGTTGCTAGAGTGATTGGTGATCAAAAACTTAAGCTGGCTTTAGATGCAGCATCTGAAGATGAAAGAAGACTTATTAGAGAAGGAACATTTGAAAATAAATCTTCAAGAATTCGCGTTGTAATGTCAGATGATGTTTTACGTGGTGAAGTTCCAGATACAGCTCTTCCTTTTGGTTTTAGAGGCATTCCTTTCTTAAAGACAACATCTACAGGAAAAGATGCAGGTTCTGATGCAACTGCTAATTCTTTCCTAGAAGGTAAAGCTGGTACTGCAGCAAATGAAAATAATATTGACAGTATAACATCTCCACATGTAAATCAATTAAATTTTGGTATTTTGCCTCCTTTACCTTATAGAATGAAGGTAACAACTGGTGACATGAGGAATGCATCAGAAAAATATTTTCAAACTTATTTAGGTCATGCATCAGAAAATAGTGAATCAACAAAATCTAATCTTTATTGGGGACTAAATACTAGTAGAGTAACTGATATCAATAATCCAAACAAACCAAATAATGCATTGGCTGTAAATAAAGTTGTTGAAAACTTAACGAAACTTTTAGGAAATGATTCTGAGTTATACGTTTCAGGTTCTGCTGCAGATGCATTTAATAATAATAAGTTTAGTTTAGCTAAGGTTGCATTTAAAGGTGATACAGTAGCATTAATTACAGGAACAGTTTTAGAAGCATTTAGAGAAGCAGTATATGTTAGAAATGCTGATGTTTCTGATGATCCAACTAAAACAATATATAACGAAGCTGACAATACAATTTTAATGTCAGCATCTAGTGATCCGTTCTCTTCAGAAATAATTTCAGGTAATCCTGAAGATAAAAGAGCTACATTAGCTAAGTTATTAGCTGAAGACAAGACTAAGTTTAACAAATATTCATCAATGGCGAAGTTTACAGCACCGTTTTATGGTGGTTTTGATGGCGTTAACATAATGGATAAAGACGCATATTACTTTACTGATAGAGCAGCATCAACTGATTCAACAGGAGGTAAAGCTGCAAGTGTTGGATATGCAAGTGGTTTATCTCAAACTAATGATGCAACTACTAGAATGCAAGGAGATGAGCTAGAAAACAATATTGTAGCTTCTTATATGAATGCTATTAGAGTTATGACAGATGAGATGATTGTTGATCATAATGTATTAACAGTACCAGGAATTAGAGATTCTATTATAACTGATTATGCAACAACAAGAACTAGAGATTATGGTAAAGCAATTTACTTAATGGATATTCCACATTATACAGCTGAAGGAAATCGTTTATTTACAAATGCAGACGGAATGGTTCAATATAACTACACAAATACAAAGGGAAGAGCTGATGTTGATGAGACAAGCTCGAAGTTTGAATTCCGTGAAGTTAACTCAAGTTATGTTGCATCTTATTTCCCAGATGTTATGATTGAAGACAGTGGTGATGATGAGAATGCTGCTCAAACAAATAGAAGAAGAGTTAGAGTTCCATCAAGTGTTGTTGCTTTAGGAGCATTGGCTAGAACTGATTCAATCTCGCAGCCTTGGTTTGCTCCTGCTGGATTTTCTAGAGGTTCTTTAGAGTCTGTTAGTTCAATTGATGTAAGATTAAATTCAGCTGATCGTGATACATTATATGAGGCAAGAATTAATCCAATTGCTAATTTCCCTAATAATCAATTTGTAATCTTTGGTCAGAAGACAACGCAAATTGCAAGAACAGCATTGGATAGAGTTAACGTAAGAAGACTTATGATTGCTATTAAGAGAAGAATTCAGAAGATTGCTCAAGGTCTATTATTTGCTCAGAATGATGCTCAGACAAGAGCAGATTTTGTAACAAGAGCAAGTCAGCAGTTAGCTCAAATTCAAATAAATCAAGGAATTGAAGATTTCCGTGTTATAATGGATGATACAAACAATTCTGATGAGGATGTTGATAATCATCGTTTGAATGGAAAGATTATTGTTGTGCCAACAAGAGCTGTTGAATTTATTGCAATGGACTTTATTATTACAAATAGTGGCGTAGAATTCCCTTCATAAGAATAGTTATAAATAAATAAACAGGAGAATAGATAATATGGCTGGACAAGGCTCAGCAAGAGTAACTTTAAAAGAAATAGACTTATCTCAAGTCTCAAGTCAAAAACTATTACCACAAGGTGTGCCAGCTGCTGTTGTAGGTCCTGCTAGAAAAGGTCCAGCATTTGTCCCGCAAACATTTGCCAATATGCAGCAGTTTAGTGAAACATTTGGTAATATGCTTGAGAGAGATCGTGAAGCAAATTCAAATTTATTTGGACCTATGGCATTAAATCAGTGGATGCAAAATTCACAAGCTGGTACATATCTTCGTGTATTAGGTGTTGGTGATGGACTTAAAGCAACAAATAATGTTGTTACAGATGCTGGATTTGTTGTAGGAACAGAGCAGGTACAATCAACTAATTTAGTTGCAAAAAATCCTCATGCTACAATTAGCGATTCTGATAGAGTTGCTGCTGCTTCTAAATCAAGAACACACTTTCTTGGCTGCTTCATGAAAGATGAAACAGGAAGCAACTTCTTGCAAGAATCAGGTATTCAAACTGCTCAAGGTGCAGGATCTATAAAAATAAGATTTACAGAAGATGAAAAGCCGCAAGCAAGTAACACTTTAAAGTTTAGGTTTATAAAGACAAATGATTCATTTGCCGAAGAGACTTTTACTTTTATAAGTGGAAATACAGCTGATTTTAATATTAAAACTGATAGTGATCATATTTCTACTATTTTGTTTGATTTAGCTGATAGAATTAATAATGCAGCTGAAACAAAAGATGATTTGACAGCAGTTTTAACACCTGATACATTATCTACAAAACTAACAGGTATTAGTGCTGCAAGTGCTTTAGTAAGAGGACTTAAATATACTATTAATACAGTAGGTAATACAACTTGGTCAAATGTTACTAATTCATCATTATATACAGCTATTAATGGTACATTTGGAAGTCCAGCTGCTGGTGATCAATTTATATCAACAGTAACAGGAGGAGATGGGGGAACTTCTGGTGTTGTTGAAACAACACAAAGTGAAAGTAATGCAACATTAATAGTAACATCAGATCATGCTACAAAAGGTACAAATACAAATAGTAATACAGCAGAATTTAATATAAACGCTCCTAGTGACTTTTCTAACATTGAGATTGGTGGAAAAACAGCTTCTGTTGCTAGTCAAACTGTAAATTTTGGAGGCGGCGGCTTGACAGCAGCTTTTGCTGATATTGAAATGAGTGCAAATCCTGACACAGATGACAATATAGAAATTACAGCCTTGACAAATAACGGTAATGCAACATTTACAGATCAGACTGTTACTTATATATTTAAACCAAGCTTAGCAAATAATACAGATCCAACACATTTAGAAGATGGTGACGTAATTGCAAATGTTTACGAGATTAATACAGTAAGTGAAGTACATGTAAAAATTGATGCAGACAACTTTCAAAATACTTTATCTAATTTAAAAGCTGCTATTAAAAGAATTGCTTCACAAGCAGGTGATGGATCAGGAATAGTTACAAAACATGAAGGTAATTTAATAGTTTCAAACATTAATTCTACTTCTTTTAGAATTACACAAAGTGTTAAAGGCACTGCTGGTAGATCTAAAGCAGATGGCTCAACAGGATGTATTGATAATAATGCAACTAATGTTGTTATTAAAGGAGCAGGTACTGCTGATGGATTAGCTGATGATATTGCTGATGCCGCAGCTGTTGGATTCTTTAAGGGTGGTGAAGATACATTTGCATCATTAACAATTCAATTAACAGGACAGCCAAATGTAGATGATGAAATTTCTTTTATTCTCCTAAAACATGACCATGCTACTAATACGAATACAGAAAAGTTTATTTTTAAAAATAATATTACAGATATTGCAAAAAGTGGAAATGACATGCTTGTTCCAATAGGAACAAGTCTTGATGAAACTCTAGTCAACTTAAGACTAGCTATTATTAATTCTAATAGCGATGGAGATAACATTAATGCTAGTATAAGTAACACATATTCAGATAGTTTAATACTAAACGATGCAGATAACTCATTAACTATTGTTATGAACAAAGCTAATTTGCAAAAAGGTGCCAAGGCAAACTTAAGTCAAACTGTTAAAGTATCTGATTCTGTTAAGTTTACTAATCCTGATGGTTTGAGTGTTGTTGGTAACTTTGGTTCTAAAACAGTTAACTTCTCTGGAGGAGGAGGACGAGCTGCTCCTGTTATAAGAGGTATTTTGATGATGCCTCAAGGTGTTAAACCTACTTTAGATGTTGACAATGGTAGCATTACAGGAGTTCAAGGTACTGTTAATAGTGCTGGCATTGCAAATGCTACAGCTTCTTTATCTAATATAAGAAGTATTAATGTAAGTACAGCATCTTTTGGTATAAACGCATCTGATCTTAAAGGATATGAAATAGGAGACGTTAAAAACGATCTTAAATTTAAATTGATTTTAAATGGATTTAAAAACGAAGAATACCCTGCAGTTTATTCATGTTCTTTTAATCCAAATGATTCTCAATACTTTTCAAAAGTTTTAAATACAGATCCCACAAAAATTGAAGAAAAAGGTCATTATCTATATGCAAACTGGGATATTGATACTGCAGTAGCTAAGCCTTCAAGTTCAGGCTTGACAAAAAGTGGTGCTAATTTAACAGGTTCTTACGCTAGAATGACAGGATTCTGTATTCCTAGCAAAGGTATAAAACTAAATCAAACAACAGCAAATAATCCTGATTACGATAGCTATACATCTAGATTTAGAACAGCCTACTCTCCATATGTTGTATCACAATATTACGGATCTTCAGACACTGCTGATAGATCTGCTTCTGATGCAACATATAAATTATTTAGACTTCATGCTTTAGACGATGGTGAAATTGGTAATAGACAATTCAGAGTTTTAGTATCAAACCTAAGATATGTTTCTGATAAAGAATATGGTTCTTTTGATCTTTCACTTGAAGCATTTGATTCTGATCCTGTAAAAGGTGAAATTATAAAGACATGGAAGAAGCTTGATTTAGATGTAAATAGTAGAAACTTTATTGGCAGAGTTATTGGTGACAAGCATATGTTCTATAACTTTGATAGATCACAAAATAGTCAAAGACTTGTTGAAACAGGAAGATATGATATTAAAAACAAGTATGTACGTGTAGAACTATCAGATGATCTTTTAAGCAATCAAGTTCCACCTGATGCTTTGCCTTGTGGTTTCATTGGTTTGTCACATCTATTTACAAATGGAGCTGGAAACTTTGAAGAATCTCTAGCAGCAGCAAATGCTATATTTACTGATGCGACACCAGCAAAACTACCATTACTATCAGACTCACAAGTTGCTCCTTTACCTTTTGTTAGAAGCATAAGCAAAATAACAGGATCTTCTACAAAAGAAGCAGTACAAGACTTGGCTTGGGGTATTAAGTTTGGCATTAAAAAGAATACAGACGTTGCTCTTAAAGAGACAACTGAGATTGAGTTTAATAGATCGATTGAAAGCTGGACAAAATTCTTCCCAGACTTAGGAGCTATAGAGCCAGCTTGGAGAACATATGATTTTGAAGAATCAGCAACAAATGTTGATGCATTCCAAAACAACTTCTTCTCTCTAGAAAAGATTCAACTTGATAGTGCTGGTGTTACTGGTGATGTGATTACTAACTGGGGAACAGCTACATATAGAAGAGATGGAAAAATTGTAGCTGATGCATCAGGAACTGACGAAAGATTTGTTAACATATCAAAAGACGCTAATGGTGGAAATATAAGGTATCTTAAATTCAGATTTATGATGCAGGGTGGATTTGATGGTGTTAATATATTTGACAAAGAAAAGTCAGCACTCACAAACGTAGCTGCTTCTAGAGAAGGATTAGATGAGACTGAAGGTAACAAGTTTACTGGTCCTACAGTAATGTCTTATAGAAGAGCAGTTGACGTATTATCTGATAAGTCTGCAACAGAGTTCCAAGTATTGTGTTTACCTGGTCTAAGAGCTCCAGCAGTAACAGATTATGCAATAACATCTGCTGAAGATAGATTTGATGCATTGCTTATCATGGATATTGAAGAGAAAGATGAGTCTGATTCTTTGGTATATAGTGACTTAGTAAGACCTCATGTAAGAAATACAATTAAGCAGCTTAAAAACAGAGTATTGGATACATCATTTGCAGCTGTGTATTTCCCAGATGTTTTGGTAAGAAGACCATCAGACAATGCACCTATAGTTGTTCCGCCATCAGTTGGAATGATGGGTGTATTAAGTAGAAACGATTCTATTGCTGATCCTTGGTTTGCACCTGCTGGTTTACAAAGAGGTAGATTAGCTGCTATTGATACACAAGTTCAGATGAATAGAGACTTGTTGGACGAGTTATATGATGAGGATATTAATCCGATTTATGTTCCAGCAGGAAGATCTGGTGAGGTTTATGCATTTGGTCAAAAGACTTTATTACAAAATCAATCTGCATTGGATAGAATTAATGTAAGAAGACTTTTGATTGACATTAGACGTAAAGTTCGCAAGGTTGGTGAGCAGTTATTATTTGAGCCTAATCGTGAGTCAACACTTGCTAGATTTGCATCATTAGTTGAGCCTATTATGCAAAACGTTCAGAGCAGAAGAGGTGTAACTCGTTATAAGGTTCAAGTTGACACAACAACTACAACACAAAACGATATTGAGAACAATACAATTAGGGGTAAGATTTATCTTCAGCCTACAAAATCAGTTGAGTTTATTTCATTAGATTTTGTTGTAGCAAACACAATTGAGTAATAATTAGATATATATAATATAAAGATTTAGGAGAAATATAAAATGGCTGAGACGCTATCCGTAACCGAAATGATACCTAATAAGTTCGAACCCAAGAGAAAAAACCGGTGGGTCTTTGCTATTGAGGGTATTGATGCTTTTCTTATGAAGACTGCTAGTAGACCTTCTTATACTATTGCAGAAACTGAGATTAACTTTATTAATAGTAAAAGATATGTAGCAGGCAAGTCAACGTTTGATACAATGTCTATAACATTACATGACCCGATTGCTCCTTCAGGTGCTCAACAAGTTATGGAATGGATTCGTACACACTACGAGTCAGTTTCAGGCCGTGCTGGCTATGCAGACTTTTATAAGAGAGATTGCCAACTTAAAATGCTTGATCCAGTAGGAACAGTTGTAGAATGCTGGGATATCAAAGGTGCTTTCTTGACAACAGCAAACTTTGGTGATTTATCATATGATGGTGACGAGCCTCAAGAGATCTCTCTAACGTTACGTTTTGACAATTGTGTGCTGCAATATTAAACATACATAATTTTCAAGAAAATTAAACGTGCTTCAAACCGTGAATGTCTATGTTTACGGTTTTTTTGTATTTGTTATATATAATAATATAAAATCAATAAAGAGTAATAACTATGTCAGGAACAAAAGATAGTCCAATTATTGCAAAACTCCAAGGTGAATCATTTAGCAAAAAAGATGTAATAAACCAAAGCCTGAATATAGAAACAGCAAATATTATAGGAACTGCATATAAAGGACCTGCTTTTGTTCCACAAAAACTAATCGCATTTTCTCAAGATAATGTACAAAATACAGTTTCAAATATATTCGGAACAAGAGAAGAAAACAGATATAAAATACTAACTGATGTATTTGAAAGCAAATCAAACTCTCAAGCTTATAGAGCAGCAGATCTTTGGTTTTTAAATGGTGGACAACAATGCTCGTTTACTCGTGTGCTTGGTATTGGCAACGGAGTTTTAGATTCTACAAAAGGAACATATAGTCAAAGTGGATTTATAGTAAGTGAACTAGAATATGAAGGCCCAAAATACTATGATGAAGCACTATCAGAATTAAGTTATAATGCCGGCGGAACTTACAAAGCTTCATTGAATTTTTTAATAAGAAAGCTAAAAAATACAAGTACTTTTATTAGTGGTACTAGACCTGACGTTATTGATTTTAGATCAAATTATACAGAAGAGCTTGGTCTTACTGGCGAAAATAAATTTATTACAGATACTATTATTACTCCTAAAGGCATTTTTGCAACTCTAAATAAAGATTTTGACAATATAGAAAAGGATACTGTTTTAAGTCACGATTTGTCATTAAAAGAAATGAATGATTATGTATCAGGATCAAATCCAACAGGATTTTTAGGAGCTTCAATAAAGCAAATATCACAGAATCCAAACAAAAGAAATAATCGTATTTACTTAAACGGATTTAAAGGTTTTGATGATAATAAAAAAAATGTAGTAGAATTAAATCAAACAGGAAGTTTTGAAACTATTAATAATATTGGTTATGAAGAGAATAATTCTAAAAACTATTTTTATGAAAAACTATATGATAAAGGTCATTGCTTTTATACTTCATACGATCAGACTCTTTGTTTAGAAAAATCAACAGGTAGTAATAGTAATGATGACTTAATACTTTTAAGCTCAAAGTCTCCTTCTAGTTCTGAAACATACATTAACTATAATGATTTTAACGATAAATTTCAAACAGCAAAGACGCCATGGATAACTTCTCAACCAATAAATAGAAACAATATAGAAGATAATAGAATAGATATACATAAAGAAAACTGTGTAATTGATTTATTTAGATTCTATTCTTTAGATGATGGAGAATCAGGTAATAGATTTAGAATAAAAGTTCATCCTAAAGTATGTGGAAATAGTTCATTAAAAACTTATTCTAAGTTTGATATACATATATTTGAGTATAAAGCAAAAAATAATACTTTTAATTTACTTAAAAGTTTTTCTGATCTAGACTTAAATCCAATGTCATCTAGTTATATAGCAAGAGTATTTGGAGATCAAAAAACTTATTACGACTTAAATACTAATAAAGTTGTCACAGAAGGTAAATACCCAATAATAAATGACTTTCTAAGAATTGAAATACATGAAGATGTCGAAAACAAAATAATTCCTACAAATTCAATGCCTTCAGGATTTAGAGCTTATCCTTATATAGACTTTAGCCCATCATCTTTTGTCTTTTATAAAAATATACCAAACACTACAATAAATAATAGTAACTTTGATACTGTATTAT